CGTGCGTGGTACTGGCAATCTGACCGATGCTCAGACGTTGCTCAAACTGAGTCTCGACATCAGCGCGGCGACGGGCAAGGACTTGGCGACCGTCACGCAGGCGATGGGACGAGCCGCGACTGGCAACGTTGGCGCGCTCGCGCGTATGGGCATCCCGCTCGACGAGAACACGAAGAAGTCGAAGGACTTCAACAAGATCGTCGAACAACTCACGCGAACGTTCGGGGGTGCATCGGCTACGGCGGTCGCATCGTTCGACGGTCGTATGCGACAACTGAAGATCGGGCTGGATGAGGCTGTGGAGTCGATTGGCTACGCGTTGCTGCCGTTCGCGGAACGGTTCGTCACGTTCATCAACAACAACATCGTTCCCGCTCTGCAGATCTTCGCGAACAACGTCGGAGAGAAGGGCTTGGGCAAGGCGGCGTCTCTCGGGATCGCGTCGATGGGCGACCTCGGGGATCGTGGTATTGACGCGTTCGAGAAGATCACGCTGGGTACGTTGACGGCGGCGAAGTCGATCGTGGATCTGACGGAGAAGTTGGCACTAGCCGCGACGATCTTCGGAATGATTACCTACAACGCGAGTCTGACCTTCAAGGCGATCGCCGCAGGCTATGGATCGGACGTCACGCAGGACGCGCTGAACGATGCGATTGCCAAGACTCCCGAACTGTTCGACAAGTTGCGTGGATCGGTTGCGCGCTCGGCTAAGGAACTCGATCAGGCGAAGTGGGGTCTGGGCGACTACACGCGCGCGCAGAACGATGCGAACAAGAAGAAGAAGCAAGGCACGGATCTCGAAGGCGACTACGGCGGCGCGGTTGCAGGATCGGCTAAGGACGTGAACAAGGGCGAGGACGCGCTGAAGGAATACGCTCGTCAGTTGACGGCGACGCAGAGCGCGCTGAAGTCCGTCAAGAGCGCAAGCCGCGATCTCCAGCGTGCTGATCTCGCCGTTATGGACTCGACCACGCGTCTCGCCGAGGCGCGTGCTCGGTTCAATCAGATCATCCGAGGCTACGGGGCGAACTCGCCGCAGGCGGCTGATCGTCAGCGCGACTTGGCGCGCGCTCAGCGCGACGTCGAGCGGTCGGGCTATGACGTCGAACAGGCGACGTTTGCGATTGCGGACGCGGAGCGTCAGTTGGCTCAGGTTCGAGCCGATCCAACGGCGACGCCCGACATGATCCGTGAGGCTGAGATCAGTCTTGCTGAGGCTCGTCTCGGAGTAGCGGACGCGACCGACGCCCAATGGCAGGCTACTCAGGATCTCAACGAGGCGCAGCGCGTTCTCGACATGACGATCAACGGCGCACGCGAAGGCAGCGAGGAATACACGCAGGCTCTCGAGGAACTCGAGGCGGCTCAGCGTTCGTATCAGGATGCGATCGAGTCTCAGATTGAGGCGCGCGAGCGCGAGGCTGAGGCGATCAAGAAGGTGCGTGAAGAGGAAGAGGCTCTGAAGAAGTTGCGCGAGAGTCTCCCGAAGGGGACGACGTTCGACGAGGCTGGCAACGCGACTGCGCCGACGCCTGCGGCATCTGGGTCGAAGTTCCCGAACTTCATGGCTGCGGTCAAGGCGTTGCATCCCAACGCGCCCTCGCTGAAGTCGAACACGCCCGTGAAGGCGTCGCGGATGGCGTTCCCGAACCTCTACAAGGAATACAAGGATGCGGGTCTGGCTCTCGCGGAGGGCGGCATCGTGCGACGTCCCACGACTGCGCTGATCGGAGAGGCTGGACCCGAGGCAGTCATTCCGTTGCGCGACATCTCGTCGCTCGGTAGCACCAACGTGTACGTCACGGTGAACGCTGGGATGGGTGTTGACCCCGCTGTGGTGGGCGACGAGATCGTGAACATCTTGCAGCGGTACAACAGACGGAACGGTGCGCTGCCTTTGGCGGTGGCGTAGATGACGACGACGACCGCGTGGGGTGAGACGCTCGAAGTTCAGATGCAACTCGGGTTCCCCGTCAACGAGTTCACGATTGGCAACACGACCTCGGGAGTGATTGGAGATCCCAACTACTTCATCGGCGGCACGCTCGAAGGCATCGACGTCTCGCCCTACGTTCTCTCGCTGTCGACGTCTCGAGGACGTCCCGATCAACTCGCCCAGTTCACGGCGGGCAGCGCGACGATCCAACTCGACAATCGTGACCGTAGGTTCGATCCGATCAACGAGTCCTCGCCGTACTGGGATGCGACCGAGGGTCGTACTGGAGTCGTACCGCGACGGAAGGTGACGATCAAGTGCGACGGCGATCCCGTGTTCGTTGGTCGCATAACGGACATCGACATCTCGTATGAGCCGACGCGCCTGACGGCGACCACGGAGAACTCTTCGGTGACGATCACGGCGGCTGACGACTTCCTCCTGCTCGCGAACACGTTCACGGCGTCTCCGATTACGCCCAGCGAACAGTTCTCTGGCGCGCGCGTCTCTGCGATCTTGGATCTCCCAGAAGTCGACTACCCGTCGACGAGTCGCGACATCGACACGGGTGTTGCGGTCTTGGGTGGCGGGGCGACGTTCGCGATTGACGCGAACACGAACGTGCTGACCTATCTCCAAGAGATCACGAAGTCCGAAGAGGGCTTGCTGTTCGTCGACCGTACGGGCTGGCTGACGTTTCGCGAGCGCGTACTGCCATCGTTCGACAATCCCGTGCTGACGTTCGCAGACGACGGCTCTGGGATCGACTATCAGTCGATTGCGATTATCTACGGCTCGGAGTTCCTCTACAACCGCGTGTCGTGTTCGATCGTCGGCGGTACCGATCAGGTCGTCAACAATCTGACGTCTCAGGAAGAGTTCGGGATCATCACGCTGTCGCTCAGCGATCTCTTGCTGAAGGACGACGCCGCTGCGCTCGAACTCGCGAACGTCCTGCTGGATCGCTACTCCCAGCCCCAGTATCGGTTCGACGCCGTTCAGGTGATCTACAACAACAAGACCGCGCTGCAACGCGAGGCGTTGACCCAACTCGAAGTGGGCGAACAGATCGAGGTGACGAGGACGTTCCGTACGGGTACGCCCGCCTCGGTGACGGAGGGCTACGTCGTCGAAGGCGTACGCCATACGATCTCGCCCCAGTCGCACAGCGTTGTGTACAGTCTGTCCGCGACGGACGTGCTGTACCCGTTCATCATAGGCGATCCCGTCTATGGCGTGATCGGGACGGTCAACGCGATCTCATAAGGTAGGCTGACGGTATGGCGATCACAGGGACCAAGTTGTGGACGGATGAAACCGTCCTGTATGCGGTGGACATGAATCAGTACCTGATGCGTGGCATCAAGGTATTCGCAGACGCGGCGACGAGAGACGCGGCGTACGGTGGAGCGGGTGAGCCGACTCTCGAAGAGGGAGAAGTGTGCTACCTGCTCGACACCAATCAAGTCTTGGCGTACAACGGTACGTCATGGAACAGCGTGGGCAGCGCGGTTGACGACGATCAGACGATCCTCGCGGCGCGCGTGTTCGGTGGATAGGGAGACACGATGGCAACATTCAGCAAGTCAATCCTCAGCGGCTCGACGGACGGTAAGGGCATCCTCGTTGCTGCGACTGCGACCGCAGGCACGCTCATCCACACGGGTTCTTCGACGGCTACGACTCTCGACGAGGTCTGGCTGTATGCGATGAACACGGACACGACGGCACGCAAGTTGACGATCGAATGGGGTGGCGTTACCGCGCCCAACGATCTCATTGAGATGACTGTGCAGCCCGAGGCGGGTCTGACTCTCGTAGCCCCTGGGCTACTGATCAAGGGCAACGTGTCGTCGGCTCTGATCGTTCGCGCGTTCGCAGCGACTACGAACGTCATCACGATTCACGGATACGTCAACCGCATCGCGGTGTAGTCGTGGCGATCGTCGGCGGGACGCGGTTCGGACAGCGCGAGCGCGTCTCTTCGTACACGCGCGGCTGGATGGGCAACTCACTTGACTTTGACTATCTCGTACAGGCTGGCGGCGGCGGCGGTCAGCGTTACACGGGTGGCGGTGGCGGTGGTGGTCAGGTTCAGTCGTGGGAGGCATCCGCACCCATCGGATTCGCGGCTGGCACAAGCGGCTCGATCGCGATGACGATCGGCGCAGGCTCGACTGGTGCTGGTGGCAACTCTCAGATCGCTGGCGTACAGACCACGACTGGTGGTGGTAACTCGAACACGAACGCGGCTGGATCGAATGGCGGCTGTGGTGGTGGACGTCAATACAACTACGCGCCACCGGGGACTGGCATCGCGGGTCCTCCACGTCAAGGCTATGACGGTGGATGGGGTGGTGGCGGTACGGCGGCTGCGGCTGATCTCGCGACGAACAACGGCGCGGCTGGACGTTCGACGACGATCCGTGGCACGCTCGAATACTTCGGCGGTGGAGGTTCGGGATCGGGCTACGCGACTGGTGTTGGTGGCACGTCTGGTGGCATCGGTGGTGGCGGTAACTACAACACGGCGGGTGGTACGAACACAGGTGGTGGTGGCGGCGCGTCGCTGAACGATCCTCCGTACTCGAACGCTGGCGGCTCGGGCATCGTGATCGTTCGCGTCTACGAGTCCGATCTAGGCGTCGGACGTCAGATGCGTAGGAAGATCAGCGGTCAGAGTTCAACGACCTACAATCTTCCCCACGAGACGTTCACCTTCACGGGTACGGGCACGTTGACTTGGAACCGCTAATGGCGCACTTCGCTCTTCTCGACTCGAACAACGTCGTGACCAACGTCGTCGTCGTCGACAACGTAAGGCTCGGCGACGATCCGACGCTGGAGGAGGCTCGAGGCGTCGCGTATCTCCAAGCGATCTTCGGAGAAGAGACGCGCTGGGTTCAGACGTCGTACAACGCGCGGATCAGAGACATCTTCGCGAGTATTGGCGACCGCTACGATGAGGTGGCAGACAAGTTCATAACCGACCGACCACGACCCGAGGACGTCCTTCCAGATGACTGATTGGAGACTGACGATGTATCAGATCAGAGAGTTCATCGAGCGCAACCCTGTGCGCGTTGCTGCGGTCGTCTCGTCGATCGTCGCGCTGTTCCTTCCTGTATTCGCGCCAGATCTGCCTGTTGATCAGGCGGTGATCTTCGTGCTCGCCGCGCTCGGTCTTGGCGAGTATGCGCAACGTGTCGAAGATCGCAAGACGGATAAGGCTCTTCGCAAGTCGCCTCCGCGCAAGAAGTAGTTGACGATGACGCGTCCGTACACGGGAACGTCAGACGGCATCGCGTCTGGAGCACGCGCTGGACTCGTCGAGTTCGTCAAGCAAGTCGAGACGCGTACAGATCGCGCACTCTGGAACAACGGGACGTGGGGCGTTCGCAAGATGCGTGGGAAGGACTCGCTGTCCGTGCACGCGACTGGGCGTGCGGTTGATCTCTCGTATCGGCGTATGAGCGATGGTCGTGGCAAGAAGGACGGGCGACGCTACGCGCAAGTGCTGATGAACTGGATGACGCGCAACGCGGACGCTCTCGGCTTGGAGATGTGTATTGACTATGCGGTACCGCGCCACGGACGGGCGTACAAGTGCGATCGCGACGGCTGGGTGCGTTATACCAAGCACACGGTGACGGGTGGCGGCTCTCCGTCGTCCGATTGGATCCACGTCGAGTTGTCGCCGAAGATGGCTGACGATCCCGCTGGGATCGCGCGCGCGTTCGAGTCTCTGACGCCAGATCTCTTCGAGAAGGCGTGAGATGGATCAGGGGATTGCGCTCGTCGTCGTCGCGGTAATCACAGCGGTTGGTGGCATCATCGTCGCCGTCATCCAGTCCTCGAGACGGGAGAACCGCAGGGACCACGCGTCTGTCGCGGCGGCTCTTCTCAAACTGCACAACGCCTCGCAGAAGGCTAGCCTTGCCATAGGCAGGGTCGAGGTCAAGTTGGATCGCCACCTGTTGGATCACGAGAAGGGTGAACACGATGGGATTGCTCGACGAGATACGTGATGAGGGACGACGCGTCACCAAGACGGAACGTTTCCTTGCACAGTTCAGCGAAGAGGACAGGCGCGATCTAGTCGAGGCGTTGTCGGATCATTCGATCCCGATGCCGTCGATCGTTCGCGCTCTTCACAAGCGCGGAGTGAGCGTGACGCTCGATCAGGCGTATGGTCTGCGAAGGAGGCTCGCGAATGAGTCTCGGTGACGAGATCAGAGACGAGTCGTCGACGCTCGACAAGGCTGAGTTGATCCGCGCGCGTCGCGCGAAGGAACAAGCGGAGCGTGAAGTGAGTCGGCTACTCGACGAGTTGGAGAGAGCACAGAAGGCGTTGGCAATCGTCGGAAGTCTCGACGAGGCTGCGCTGCAACCTCCGAAGTGGATGAACGTCGGCAAGCCGAAGATCGGACGCGCGACGCCGATCGTGATGCTGTCGGACACGCACTTCGACGAGGTCGTGAACCCAGATGAGATGGAAGGGCTGAACGCGTACAACCGCGAGATCGCCGTGATGCGCCTCGAGCGTTGGTCGCAGAACGTCGTGAAGTTGGCGCGGAACTATCTCGCGGGACTCCAGTACGACGGGATTGTGGTGATGCTCGGTGGCGACATCTTCTCGGGCGACATCCACGAGGAACTCGCGGAGACGAACGAGGACACCATGCTCGGCTCGTTGCTGTTCTGGAGTGAACAGATCGCCGCTGCGCTGGATCTTCTTCAGCGCGAGTTTAGGCAGATGCACGTTGCGTCGGTGATGGGCAACCACGGACGGATGACGCGCAAGCCGCGAGCGAAGTTGCGTGCGCGGACGAACTTTGACTGGCTGCTGTCGAAGATGGTGCAACGGCACTTCCGCGACAACAGCAAGATGACGTTCGATGTTCCCGAGTCGGCTGACGTTCTCGTGCGCGTGTACGACCATGGGCAGTTGATGACGCACGGCGATCAGGTCAACGGCGGTGGTGGCATCGGCGGGATCTACCCGCCCGTGATGCGTCTGCGTGCGCGCAAACAGCAACGGCATCTGCAAGTCGGCTCGTCGTTCGAGACGCTGTGGATGGGGCATTGGCATCAGTACCTGAGTACGCCGTCGCTGATCGTGAACGGATCGCTGAAGGGCTATGACGAGTATGCGATGGTGAGCAACTTCGCCTTTGAGCAACCACAGCAGGCGTTCGCGATCGTTACCCCTGAGCGTGGCGTGACGATTCAGGCACCCGTGTTCTGCATGGATCGCAAGCGGGAGAAGTGGTGAGCGACACAGTCGTGTGGATCAAGTGGGCTGATGCCCATACGTCGGATGGTGGCTGGCTGGATCTCGACGCGTACGAAGATGACGGCGAAGTGATCGTGGACACGGTCGGGTTCCTCGTTCCGATCGACGCCGCGGGTAGCAAGCATGGTCACGTGACCGTCTGGCAGACGCGTTGCGACAACGAAGGAATACACGCGATGCACATCCCTGTTGGCATGGTGCGTTCGATGATCGTTCTCGCGTAGTTCTCGCGTGCTACGGTGCGCCAGCCGAGTCGTTCCCCTTCTCCGACGCGGTCGGGTCGAGACGCCGCCAGTTCGCAAGGCTGGCGGCGGCTCCCCGTCTGAGGGTCGTTCCGTCTCCTGCTAGACTTGTCTCGTCGGGTTGAGGGACTCGACTTCACGAAGGAGGGAAGATGGAGGGGAAGAAGCAAGCGCGTTGGATCTGTCCGACGTGCAGCAACGGGAGGCTCGCGCCGACGCGCCCACGACGGGACGATGTTCGTCGCTACTGCCTGCCGTGCTCTGAAGAGTCGGGGCGACTCGTCGAACGGATCGCACCCGCGCTCGAACGTCAGCGTGAGAAGAAGAGCACGAAGAAGAAGGCGGCACGCAAGCGCAAGCGGGCGACACGCGCTCGACGCGAGGCACCCAAGAAGGAACTTGCGAAGGTCAAGAAGAACCTTCAGCGGCGGGACTCGAACGGGATGCCGTACAAGCGCGAGGCTGAGCGCATCTGGAAGATCTTGGAGCCGTACCACAAGGGACGTCCGCTGCCACGGATCGTCGTACCGACACGCGGCGTGAGCATCGAGAACGGTACGACGTGGATGCCAGCCAGCGGAGTCGCGGGACTCTCGTATGGCGGCAAGATCGTCGTCAAGCCGTGGGCAGGATGGGGAACGCTCGCACACGAACTCGCACACGAAGTCGACTACGGCAACAGGTCGAACGGTCGACGTCCCCACGATGAGGTGTTCTACGCGATCGTGCGACACATCTACGAGAAGAGATGGCGCGTGCAGATCTCGAACTACGGGATCACCCGCTGGGGGTACAACGTTGATCGTCACTACGAGTTGCAGGTGCGGCATCTCTGGGCGACGGCGTGGAAGAAGTCGAAGAGCGCGGACGCGTAGTCCCGTTCGAGAAGAGCGGTTCTAGCGGTTCTGGACGAGGGGGCGGCGCGCCCCTTACGCTTGGAGACGTCGGGGCGAGGGGCTCCGCGAGAGGAAGGGGAAGAGATGAAGAGCAAGCGGAACGTCAGCAAGGTCGAACTCGCCGACTGCCCAGAGGACG